TGATTTATCTTTTATAATTAATTTTATGTTGTTTTCAAATTCAGCAGGTGTATCTCCTTTTAATGATTTAACAGCACCTATAATTACTCTACTATCAGTGGATGTTGTGGCTATATCAATAGCTGATTTAACCCTTAAAAAGTTCAACTCATCTGCTTCTCCCATTTGAAAGACTTTACCCTGATATTCAAAATCAGCATATAATTTATCTAGTAAAATTTGTCTAAATGCACGTCTTTTTTGATGTTTAGCTTCTTCAAATGTGATTATGTTTTCGTCGATCAACTCTTTTAAATTCTTATTTACCACCTTATTATCTACAACTTTTTGATATTTTTTATCATGAGTAATTATTTGATTATCGATTATAATTTGATTTTCAGCCAAATGTAGTTGTCCTCTTTTAACTTTTTCAACTTCTGTTGATTCTCTCACAGTATCCATTTTACTATCATAAGTTATGTAAAAAGGTAAACTCTCCCCTTTATATTCAACAGCATTATCTCCCAATACTTTTTTATAATCTTTTATTTTATCAGAACGTGTTGCTAAAACTAATGAATTTCCTTTTATAGCCTCTATCTTATCTACATAATAATACATAAATTACCTCCCTATCCAATTCTAATCCACATATTAACAGCATAATAAGCAGGAGTTACATCAAAGGCACTTCCACTACCACTGTATCCTATACCCGCACTGTGACTGTGGTTACCACTTCCATAAATATAAGGTTGAGCTGACCCTGTATTTTCTCCTCCAGCATATTTAGTGTAAAATCCATCTCCCTGATTAGCACTACCTCCCATTTCTCCATAAACAGCTGTATTTGGGTCACCTCCAACATATGAACTATTATTAGTCCCGTGATTATGTGCAGGTTGCGTATGGTTATGTGCGTCTTGACTGTGAGTATGATAACCACTTTCGTTTATCCACACACTATGATTATGGCTTGGCATATTTGTAACGCTCAATGTTTTTGAGTTACTTCCACCCATAGTCTTAGGTGCTTCTCCACTATTAGTAGCTTTTAAAAATCTACCCTCTAATTTAGTCCAACTCGTACCACTCCATAAGTCAGCAGGATTAACTGTATTTGTTGTAACATAAACATCTCCAACTTTATAAGGACATAAATTTAAACTTTCTATTTTTCTATTTAACTCATCATATAATGCTTTTAATGCTTTAGCTGTACCAAGTAAATTAGTATCATCCTGATTGTAATTATCTGTCTTATCTAGGTTGTACCCTGTTTTTTTTTCAAAAGTATCTAACTCTTTTATTTTTCCATCTATCTTTTCAAAATTTTCATTTTGGTCTTTTTCTACATTGTAAAATTCGCCCTCTTCAGGCAAATATAATTTTAAATACTCTGTTTCTCTAGCCATCTTTAACCTCCTAATCATTAAAAATTCTAGTATCAAAAATCTGTTTATGTGTGTATTGCTTCAATTTTCCATGAGTCAACTTGTGTTTATTAAGTTGTCCATGAGTGTTATATCTAAATTCGACATGATAATTCAAATGTGCTGGTTTTATAACATCTATTGTCGCTTTAAAATTGTCTAAATTTTGAGGTATCCCAACTATGGATGTAAATTTAATTGTGAATGAATAATTAGGATTATCCTCAATAACTTCTATCTCTCCATTGGTAAATGCTTTTGCAACCCTTGCTATCATTTCTTTTGTAGTTGTACCATAGCTTCTAAGTTTAGATATTATATTTTCTCTACGTTCTTTAAGATTGCTTGTTGTATCTCCAACAGTTAATCCAAAAATACGCTCCCATACAGGTAAACTCCAAGTTGCTGTGTAGATAAAGAATTGTTTTAGAACCTCATTAGACATAATATCCAACTCATCTAACTGTAAATCTATCGCATTTTGCAACTCCTCAATCTCAAGTATATCTCTATAATATTTAGGCATATGATGTAGTAATCTTTCAACTTTCAACTAAACCACCTCTTTAGTTAATGATATGCTCGATAGTTTTGGTATTTCTTCTTCACCTAATGGAATATTCACAGCACCACCATCAACCAATAAGTTATCATAGTCAGTGACACCATCCACACTCAATAATATATTTCCTAATTGTGCATAACTCACATAATTTTGTTTAAACCCTACTTTTCTAAAATACTCTCGTATATGATGTTCAAATTCACGCTTTACTACTTCAAAATCAATATTTTTTGAGATTCTCACTTTTCCTGTCACAGATATTGGCTTAGGTATAGCAGATTTAACAGTGACTGTTGCCCCAATAGGTCTAACTTCATCTAAATAATCCTTAACCCTCTTTAGTAATGGCTCATCAGCTTCTTCTATTGCACTATTAACAACAACCACTTTAACAGTACCATTACCAGCCCACAATGGAAATACTTTAACTCCACCAATACCCTCAACTTCCATAGCCCACTTTTTATAATGAAAGACATTTCCACTTGTTACTGGTTCTCTAACTTTAAAATAATACCTCTCTCTTAGTTCATTATCTGTTTCTCCATCATATCCGTCCACTGTTTCAGCAGGGTTATTAACTTCATTCAAGTTAGGTATTGTAATTGGAAAATTAACTATTGTATTTTTAGGTAGATTATAGATTTTACCAGTCTTTTCACTTTCAATTTTTACTTCAACTTCTCCTGTGACACCAATAGTCTTTTCTTCTGTTGTTAGATAAATATAAGTATCACTTGCAACCTTTATTCCAACTGGGATTACAGTGTTAGGTGTACCTTTAATAACAACCTTACCTTTACTCTTAGTCGCTTGTTTTCTAAATACTCCAACCTCTTTACATATATTATCTAAATACTCATCCTCTGCTGTTTCAGCAAAAGAGTTTAAAAATATATAATCCAATATATCTCTTATTTCTTCCATTTCAATAGATACAGGAGCAAGATTATCATAAAATAATCCACCCTCACTCTTATCATAATCATCATGAACGTTAGAGAGCATATCGTTTAATATTTTTTTCCATTCTTTTTTAATTATCATAAATACCCCTCCCATTCAAATCTCTTAAAATCTTTTAATGTTACATCAAATTTAGTTTTCAAAGTATGTTTTTCAAGTTTTATTTCAAGGATATTGATTTCCAATATTTGCTTGTTTTTCTTCATTGTTTCAATCAGTTCTCTTTCAAATTCTGAATATAAGACTGGAGTTGGAAAACGTTGACTCAACAAATCAGCTTTATATGTCATTCCATATAGTGTATCTTTATAAATATTCCATTTGTATTTTTCAGTTAATAAAACCTTTTCTATCCACATTCTAACCGCTCTCTCGTCATCTGTTTTGATTAATTGTCCGTTGCTTCTTAACATTTTTTTCTTTTGAAAATCTATCAAAAAAGTCTTACCATTTGTATTTTTACTTTCATTAATTACATCTTTTGAATAATCTTTAAACTCTATTTTTGGTAATATTGCCATTCTAAACTCACCTCTGGAGCGTAGTTAAACACATCAACTACAAAAAATTTATCCTCTTTGACATTTGGTATAACTAAGACATACATTCCAGCTTTCAAATTAAAAACTGTCTGCAATATAAATTTACCTTTATCTTTATTGTCTGTTTTACTGGTACTTTCCTTATAATCACCACTATGTCCTGATAAACTTAAATTAGTATGTCCTGCACTATCAGCACCTCCACCAGTTGTATTTAAACTATCTATAGTGCAATTAGTTGACTTGTTACCCTGACTTTCAAAGTTTTTCATAGTACATTCAATCTCTAATCTATTTGTTATCGCATTTGAAAGATAGATTTTATCAGCGTCTATCACACCATATCCATTCAACAACTCAATAGAAATCTCAGGTAAAGGCTTCAATATCTTGCCTAAGACAGCACCAATTGGAGATGGATTGTTACGCTCTTTAAACTTCTCTGCAAGTGCAATATCCCAAGATTTTTTATTATCACTCATCAGTATACGCCTCCAATTTCAAGCTAACTTTGTGAATATTATTAGATATTGTATGATTGCTCTCTTTAATCAAATACTCACCTTTAACATTAAACATTTCTAAATTAACATCAATTACTCTACCACTTTTAACCTTGTCATCGCCTAGCACATCAATGCTAAAGTCCTCTGTTATCTTATTTAGCTTTTTCAATTCATTTTTAGCGACTAAGTTAGCTTTACTAAATTCTTTTTCATCTAGTTTTATTACTTCTTGTAATTTTCCATATTTCTCAATACTCTTATTATCTTGTTCTTGTCCTACTGTCCTGATAGCACCTTTGTTTTCTGTTATAACAAGTACACTGTTTTTCATATCTATAATAGATTTACTTAAAGATACTCCACCTATATTTTCGTTGATATTAATGAATTTATCTTTTTGTATTTCAAATGTACCAAATACCTTTATTTTCTTATAAGGTGACACAATTAACTTATTCTTATCAAACTCAATAAAAAACTTCTTAGAATTGAATTGAGAGCATTGTTCTATTATATCTTTTATAACATCAGATATAGTTTTATCGTTATAGATTTTATCGATCTTAGTATCCAATCCGCTAACTTCCACATCAATTCCAATCTCTTTACATAGAGATTTAACACAATCATTACCTATCATTTTCTTAAATTGCTTTATTACAGTAGATTTATTCAAGTACCAAGCCATATCATATGCTGTAAAATTAGTTATTTTTCCATTTGGATTCTCTGTCACAATGATAGCTTGTACTAATGTTTCTCCTTTATTATTTAGAATTTGGATGGGGTCGCCAAGTGTAATATCATACAAAAACTCAAAATCTTTATCATATCTATTTACAGGCAAATCAAAATTAACTTCTACTCCTAAAGTATCTACTGTATCTCTCCATGTTAAATTACCTATCATACTACTAATATCTTTATCTCTCATAATTACTTTATAC